ACTACTATGTCTACCATTTGCCCTACTAGATGAGGTGCGTTAATGTAATCGGTCTTAATTGAATTAGCAACTTTAACATAGCAATCTAGGAATACATCGGAGTTATCCTCTGTATATAGCGGAATACTACGTTCAATACATTTCACACTCTTATTATTAATCACACGATCTACTACAAAATAGATTGTGTCTTGTTCACCCTCTGCTACGCTTTCCACATATCGATACTTACCATTTGTTATAAAGTGCGACCAACCATATACCTTTTGTTCAGGTATATAGGTTAAACAGTTGAGTTGTCCGTCATCTCGAACGTAGTAAATAATACTGTCAGGGTCTTGTGCATAAGCACTCGTTACTGCCACATGACCTTTAACCAATGTTTTAACAAACAATGTAAGGTCTTGTCCTGTGTAGTTATCACTCTCATAGCTATAACCCATATCACGAACAGTACCGCCACGCTCTTGAACGAATACGCATCTATTACCGATAAACTGTGGTTCACACTTTAACGCACCACGTTGTGTTTGTGTTTTCAAATAACAGTTAGTAGGTGTAATAGTCTTGCTCCCATCAACTATCCATTCATTACCACTTGTTAAAACAATCAAGTCATTAGCTGGTACAAGGTGTCTAATTTCATACATCTTGCGGTTGATTACTGGTAGTGTGATTGCACTATCATCTGTGATTGTACCGCCTACTTTTTCAACCCCAAAGTTAGGATAATCACCAGTACGGCTAAACCAAATATAATTAGGCTTGCTATCAGTAGCAGCAACTACAAATCGGTCTTGATAGAATGTACATAATTTAGGATAACCTCTACCCCTATTCCAACTGCCTAACTTCCATTGATGGCTTGGCTCACCCTCTTTAATACCATTCAGAACATTAACCTTTGCGTTCTTAGCATCGGTTACGCTTTTAATCTCAACGATACCATATTGGGTAAATGGCAAGATGGATAAGTCGCAATTTACAGAACCACCTTTAATTTCTGAGATATATTTCAGCCTTGCTCCAGCCTCTATCTTACCTGTGTCAGTTACATTGTAGTCATTCTTAGATGTATATGTTCTGTAATCTTTCCAAGTCTGCCCATCGTTGTTAGAAATCTGTAGTTTTACAGTACCTTCCCATGTACCATGCGTTGTGAATTTCCATGATAATTCTGTATCGGTACTAAACGTGCCAACATTGTAATTGATGTTGTTATAGGTCTTTTCGGTTGTTTCTCCGCCAAGGTAATTTTTTCTAACCTTTTTTTCCACAACTTCGCCAGCGGACTTAGTATGTACCGCCTCAACGTAGTAGGCAATCTGAATAACGCTACCTACCATGTCTTGTGTGAATAGGTCTTTTGTAGATGTGATCGTATCGCCATTAACAGTTAGTGTATGTCCATTATCGGTGTTTATTTCATCATAAGGTTGTTCGGTTAGCTTGTATGCATCAATTCGCCAGTCTGTATCACTATATCGTGATAGCGTTTGAATAGGATATTTACCGCTACAAATGAACATTACATCGCCACTTTGGATGCAGTTTAATTCACCTACAATGTCCGCCTCAAATGGTGTTGCTACTTCAACATTCGTATATACACCATTCCGCCATACTCTAACATACCTATCACCAAATTCAAGCATGAATGATTGGTTCTTATTGGTTGTAAACTCAAACAGTCTAACAGGTTTATCATTGTACTTAGCGTAACCGATAAACTGTGAACCTTGCCGTCTAGCTACCGCACCATAAGGTCGAATAACTGCGTTTTCAGCAAGCAGTAATGCACTTTTATATTGTTCTAAGTCAAATCTACTAGATACATCTGGCGATACTTCGCCTGTAGTAAATGCGACTTGTCCGATATACATAGGTTGCATATCACCAACTCCTTGCTTTCAAATAGCTAGATACATAAGGCATATCTAGTCTACGCTCTTTTGCGCTCATAGATTTTGCCTCTTGTAATGCAGCTTGATATAACTTGTATGATTGGTCGAACAAACCACTATTACCAGTTAATGGCATTGCTAAGTCAGATGCCATCTTACACACTAATGCTTTAACGAATATAGGGTTCATTACATCAGCATCGGTAATATCGTACACATAATCAATGTGCATCAATGGTACATCAGATACGATGTACTTTGTATTGTTATCAGTTAGGTAAACATCATATTCACGTTGCTTTTCCGCTCGGTATCTATCACCCTGTGGAATAACCGCAAGGATGCGAACACACTTTTCAGGATATGCATACACATAACCCCAGCCATCAATCTTATGTTCAGATAGCACCGCTCGTTCACGCTTACGTGCAAAGTTCCATTCAAACTGCTCTAACAATACTTGCCGTGTTAGATCATAATGCAATCTGCATTGTCTAGCAGGTTCTGTTTCTTCCGTCATAGAACGAATGCGCCCTGCATTGATAAGCGATAATGCTTGATTACAAATATCAGTAGGTGTCATGTTTCCACCTTTCTATAAAAAAAGAGGGATGCATAAGCACCCCTCGTTCAATTATTCAGCAGTTTCTTCCGCTTTCTTACCACGTTTCTTTGGTGTAGGTTCTTCAGTTTCTTCTGTTTCCTCTACTTCTGCGGATGCATCACCTACAGGTTCAAACAAAGCGTTGAAGTAGTCTTTATCATATTCAGCCACTTCATCTTTTGTGAATGTTACTGTTTCACCCTCATTTAATAAACCTTGTGTGTTGTGATAGCATTTTGCTTTAACAATATATTCCATTTATATCTCCTATACCAAACGTGCATCAGGTGTTAAGAATGCAGTAATTGTACCGCCAGTCATATTATTAGCGTTGAGTTTCAAGTACTTTTTAGCGCCACTTGCTAAACGTACCGCAACTTTAGTACCTGCTTTAGAGTTGGCTGGTAATGTAATGCCATGCAACAATACCGCATTAGCAATGTTTTCTGTATTAGATGTGTACAAGTTTAATAAAGGTGTACCAGTTACATCTTTGTCGATGCGAATTACAAGCCACAAAGATTTTTCTGCATCGCCACCATTACCATTCATAACCACATCGGAGTTTGTGTTAGCAGTCAATGCTTGTTTGTAGAAGAAAGTATTTTGTTTATCGATATACATATGTTATCCCCCTATTATTGTACACGTGCTTCAGTAGACAATAACGCATCAGTTTTTCGTACTGGAATGCCATTTGCACGGACTACTGTATGACCCATTTCTTGGTCTTCGGAAATAGTGTATTTGTGTGCCTCGTTCTTTTGCATACGCAAGAATGTACGTACAGTAGGGTTCATGTACCATACTGCTCGACCCATCCCCATGTTAGGAATAAGTTCTTCCGCTCTAATCATAAGGTTGATAAGGTCAGCACCAGTTTTAGCATCTTTAGTCAATGCATTCACATCGATGTTTGCGATACGTACAACATATCTCCAATCACGTACAGTCAAGCCTGTATCAAGTTTGTAGTGTGTACGATAACCTTGGTAACGACCACCATCTGGGTCAGTCAATGTTTGTTCGCCCAAATCTTTATGGGAAATACCGCCTGTAGAACCTTTAGGATAGATACCATGTACAGTATTTTTACCCCATACTACAAGGTAGATAGATGTAAGGTTAGTTGTACCGCCAGCATCAATAATGTTTTTACCGCTTTCTGCAGCTTTTTCATTGTAACGTGCTGCCAAGCCTACAAATTTTTCAGGGGAATTTTCATCACCATAGAATAATGTAGATGCCCATTCTTGGTTCATAGCCTCTAAGAATGCATAATCTTCGGACAAACGGAATGCAGCGGAGTTACCATTCAAATCTGCCAAAGATTTGTCGATTTCTGCATATGCTTCAAGCATACCGCAAGTGTCGGTTACTTGTTTTGTTTTAGATTTGCTTGGTTTAACACCATAGTTAAGCATTCTCCATGTAGCCTCAGGCAAGCCTGTACGTACAGTTGTTTTATGACCTGTAGGCAAGTTGCCCTCTACCATTGTCATATCTTGTACGATTTCATTTGTTTGGTTCATCATTTCGATGATTTGTGCAACTGCATTGTTTGGATCTAATCTAGATTGCACATCTAAAAGTGTTGGGTTCATAGTACCGATTGTAGCCATGTATTACTCCTTTAAATCAATTACTTACTCATAGATGGGTAAAGCATTTTTGCTCGTTCTTCCTCGGAAATGTTTGTACTTCCAGCTTTACCACTATTAGAATTGTTATCTTCGCCAGCCATATTAGCGATTTGTGCGAACAGTTGAATTACCTCAACACGATTACCTAAACCGTTTTGAGATAAGATTTCACGAATGTTTGGGATTTCCTTTTCAACCGCCTCAACACCTACAGATGCTTGCGCTACTGTTTCGTCAAACTTCGCACCTAGAACCTCTTTTGTATGTTCTGCGTATGCTGCATACTGTTTCATTTCGGCTTGTTGTCTTTGTTCCTCATAAGCGGTTACAAGGTCTGTACCATATTTAGAACCAAACTTCGCCATTTCTACTGCTTGCTCTTGTGTTGCGCCTACACCATTGAGTAGCTTAGAAAACTCATTAGCGATGTTTTCATCAACCACACCACCCTCAAAGGCTGGTGCAAAGTCATATTTGATTGGTTCAGGTACGCTTTGTTGTTCCTCTTGGTTAGCACCATCAGGGTTGCCACCTAGCAATGTACCGCCATCATTCGTGTTTTGTTCTTGTGGTGTACCACTTTCCGCACTACCTGTGTTATTATTCGTGCCTTGTTCTAGTTCTTCTGCCATGTGGTTTATTCACCTTTCTTTTCTAAATCGTTAAACAGTTTCTGTTGTTTGATATATTCAAGTTGTGCTTGGTGATATTTCTTTACACCCTCTACACCATCACCGATACTTCCTAAATCATTCATGTAGGATAGCCCTACTTTTCGTTTTCCCTCGTTGAAGAATGTTTCGGAGTTACCTGTGAATGATGGTTTCAAAATGTTGGTGCGGTCTAAAAGCCTACAAAAAAACCACCTACCAAGTTCAGTACTTAGTACGTGGTTAAGTGCATCAATATCACGATCACGAATATATTCTTGTTTTGTTTTCATCTACACCCCCATACCCATTAACTGTTGCATTACTGGGTTTCCGTCATTGGCTGCATCTGTTGCTTGTTTAGCAGCACCAGCCATTTGAGGTGCTAGTTGTGCCATTTGTAATGCTTGTGCTTGTTCCTCTTGCTCTTGTTGTGCTTGTTGTTGTTGTTCCATGATTTGTTGGTACTCATCATTAGAACGAATAACCCTAGCTGGTACACCAAGATTTACACCATAAATGTCAGCTGCCTCTTCAAAGTTAAACTTCTGAACGATATTCGCATTGCCCTGTGCTAATGACATTATGAAAGCATAGTACTGTTCAATATTCACCAAAGATGACATTTTCTGTGCTTGTGCTAATGGAGATATGTATTCAATCTTTACATCCATACCATTTAGCATTTCAGCAGTTTGTTCATCGATTGGTGGAAATATTCCAGCCCTATCTAAGATGCCATAAGTACGTTCAATGATTGGGTTTAAAAATTCACTTTGTAAGCGTTCAACTACAGGCCCTAACTGTTGCATCTTTTCTTGTGTACGCTCCATAACCTCACGTGCGGTCATTTGTCCGCTATCGATGTTATCAAGCATCAAGAATAGGTCAGCACTATATGCACGTTTAATACTTTCAGATACGAATTGTATCTTAGCTTGTACGTTAGCAACATCAATGCCTACATTGAATATTGGTTCAACCTTACCGCCAGTATCAACTTCCGTTACACCGCCGGGAAATAGATTTACACTACCGATTACATCAGATGTAGCACTCATAGGTGGTTTAATACCTAATTCAATAGCCGTTACTAAGTCTTTTTCTAAGAGTTGTAACATCTGTGCATCGGACTGTGCGAACCATGCACACCCTTTACCATAACCACTTAGATCATGTGTGGTGTGTCTAGCAATAGGAATAGACCATTCCTCAAAGCCACTATGTCTTAGCACTTCATCGGAGTTGCTCCCCTCTATCCAATAGATGGATGAGTAAGGCATATTTTTATTGCCTAGTTTTCCGTTGCGGTCTTTATTAGGTGTTACCAACCAACACACAACATGAGTTGTTGCATTACCTTTGCCATCGTCATATTCACGTTTAACTTGTTCGGTACAAGCATCATAACCAAACTCTTCAACAAGCTGGTCTGCGGTCATGCGGTATTTTCTACCAAAGGTGTTTACCTCACCATTACTGCCACACTCTAATGCATATGTACCGATTGGATAAGATGTGAACCTTACACCAAACTTAGGGTCAGGCATGATAGACATAGGTGCTTGTCCAAATGGTAGTTCCATATAAGCTTGATGCACTACGTTGTAGAAATTAGACTTAGCAAATACTGCATAGAGTATTTCTTCACGTTCATCAAGTACCTTACTAACATCGCTATTAGCTGCTAGGTCAGTATTCTCTAATGTTAGCTTGAACCACTTTCGACTAGGTGGTGTCATGCCACTCATTACACCTGATGCGAATATTTGGCAACTTTCCCAAGCCACACCATTATTAATCTTATCGGTGTAGACTTTCGATTGGTCTTGTTCATCATCAAATAGTCCAAGGAAAGGTAGTTGATAATCTCGAATATCTTTCCACTTAGCAACGTACTTTTGACGATTGTTGAACATGGCATTAAACTTTGCCTTAATCTTCGTGTAATCACGTTTCTTAGGCATCGCATTTGTCGGTTGTCTAGCAAGCGTTGATAGGATAGTTCCTTGCATCATTAACCCCCTAATGTGTTCTTAGTGCCAGTTGTTGCCGTGGATAGAATAGTGCTTTCATAACCACGTTTGCCCTTACGCTTTTTAGCGTACCAATCTTCACCAGTCATTGTAGTTGCATCATCCGTTTGTACAGTCGGTGCTGGTGCTGGCATTGGTGTATCAGGCATTTTATTCTTCATGCACATTAAATCACCCCTTATCTTTTAAATGGATCATACTCAGTATTGGCATGAACCCTACTCCCTACATTCACTTTTTTATTGACCCTGAATGCAAAGGTCAAGGCTAATGCATCGCCTTTATTCGGAGATGGCAACCCTCGGTCTTTCATATCTTTTTTACTTTCAAGCTGAATGCGACCATTCTTATCAATGATCGCTTCAGGCCCTACGATATCATCGTATAAGGCTTGGTCATTTGGTGGAATAGAACCACCCTCACGGAGCCATTCTTTCATCTGTCCCCACATATACGCCCTCATATTTAGGTATACAGGGTCATTACTCTTACCACCAAATTCAATCAACCGCCATTTGCGCCCTAACTGCTTACCAATGGAATATATCCCTGTTCCATACCCCATATCGATAAATACGGCATCAGCTTTGTATTCGTCCTCGAACTGAGCAATCAGTTGAGCCATGCGCCAATCATCATCATTCTTAGGAATAGATGCAAGCGACTTCATAGAGTAACCTTGACGCATTACTATTTCTAAGGAGTCTGAACCAGTCCACGCAGGATCCACACCAATAATTACAGGTAGATGTTCAAATGCTCCCGGCTTATAAGATTGTTTTTGTGCTTTGTCAGCAATTTCAGTAGAGATGAATTGCAAATCTGATGCGGAAGGGAACACACCACGCACACGAACTTTGAAGAAGTCAGAATCCTCACCGTAAGCCTCTAACCATTCTTCAATCTTAGCTTTGTTAGATATCTTAACAGTTCTACTATCAATCTGATATGTATTCCAGAACTTTCTATATTTTCTAAAACATTCACGGAACCGCCCACTATTACGAGTAGGGTTACCAAATGCACACCAAATAATTTCCGTGTTAGCATCTGTAAGAGCCCCTTCAGTTACTTCCCAAATGACATCATCAATAGCAGAGGCTTCATCAAATAGAACCAATATCCGATTACCTTGATTGTGAAGACCGGCGAATGATTCAGGGGAATTCTTACTCCAAGGAATAGCATCAATACGCCATGTTTTTTCGTAGTCTTTATCACTACTGAATATAGCTGTTGCCGTATACGTAAATAAATCCTTAGCAATAAACATATTGTGCCATTTGCTAAGTTCTGGCCATGTTTTAGTTCGCAATTGGCCTTCTGTATTAGCCGTAACTACGCCACGAGTATTCTCATGAGTAGATATGGCAAAATGAATAAGCCATGATATCAGTGCCGATTTACCGATACCATGTCCAGATGCTACCGCCTCTTGAATAGCGGTTTGTAGGTCTTTGCCCTTCTTTAATTGTTCACCGATGTCTTTTAAGATTTGTATTTGCCATTCATCCGGCCCTTCCATATCTTCCAATGGCGTCCCCGGCTCTCCCCAAGGATAGGCAAAATATACAAACGCTAACGGATCATGTGTAAGAGCGCCTAATGCCTCTATTAATTCATCATGTTTTTCCATTAGCTTTCTCCCGTGCAGCTTTCAATTTATCCATAGCAGACACCGTAAGCTCACCTTTGACATCGATATTTTTAGTATCTCTCCACTTTTCAGGATTACGGTTTTTCAGCCAGAATATTTGAGCCGTAACATCCGGAGGCTGTTGTTTCTTTACAACTTTAACAAGCTTTCCATTCTCGTATGTTTTCTCTTCATATTCGTAACCTATAGCACGTTTATGTAATGCATTTTCAACTTCAAGGTCAATGACTTCCTTCCCTCTTTTAAGGGACTGCAAAAACTGCGGCGAACTCTTTTTCCAGTCGTATAAAGTTCTAATCGAAATACCTATATTTTTTGCTATTTGCTCATCAGTAAGGCCATCACGAGCCCAACCTTCTGCACGCAATAAATTATCTGGGTTAGTTAGCCAGTTTTTTCTATTTACTCGCAATGGATCATCACCTCACTTTAATGTATTACCGCCCTTGCGAATCATCTTCCCATTTTTCCTTACACATAATCCGCATGAATTTTTGCTAGCGCTTGAATGCGTAATATAGGATTGACATAGGCCATCATAAAATATTTCATTGGCCGTACATATTCCATTTTTATTATTCAAGCATTTGTGCTTGATGCAGTGTATTTGTGTCATAATTTTCTGTAACAAAAAAGGCACATCAATTAAGATGCGCCTTTTTTGCGTTTGGTACTTTAAATGCTTAGGAGATGAACTCATGTTCTTCCACATACAATATATCATAGATATGGAGGGCTTAAAAGGTCGATATTAGCCGTTTACAGCCGATTTCCGTCGGAGTTTATACCCAAGCTCTACAAGTGCCAAATTCTTATATTCTTTACCTTGCGATTCACCGTAACCAACAAATGAATATGCTCCCTTAGCAGACATACCATTGATATATTGTTGCATGAGGATAATCGAGCCAACCGTATTAGTTAATGTATCAATCATATGACAAGCATCATCACGTTTAGTCAGTAGTTCATGGATTTGACGTTTATACCTCATTTCCATATTTAGTAGCCGATTAATATCATCTTCAATTCCTGATGGTTCACCGCCGTCTACTCGTTCTTTCCCGTAGTTTACTGCACGTAATGATGTGATATCACTTTTAATACGTTGGATATTACGCTTTAACGATTTAATCCTCAATGCTGCCTTACTCGCTTCGTGTAGATACTCATATGCAAGTTCACGATATTCTTTTTTACTAAGTTCTACCATAGGACCACCACACAGACAATATTTAAAACAAACAAAATATTACATATTACCATATCCCGTATTTGTGATCTAATAATTTTCTGCAATTGCATTCTATATACGTCAGAAACCATAAAATGTTTTAATGCAGCAGCTTCATGATAAGAGTAATAGGACATTTTAAAAATAACCACAAGGTAAATCGCCAGTAGAATGTTAATAATAACCATTTCGTTCATCGTTATCACCTACTAATTTTGCATACCTAAACATCTCTGTACGTTTAGTTGTATAAGATGTTTTTCCTTTCTCCCATACAAATATATGTCCTTTCCTACATCGTGCAAAATGACCTATTTTCCATGCATCCCATGTTGAATCTCTTACCAATATAGGTGTATTTACCTTTACTTCAAACCAATTAACAATATCTAAACATTTTGCAATATCCAATACTTCATTAAGTTGCATTTTAGGAATTAACCCTACAAACGAATCAGTACACTTTGTTGTACCACCACTATATGGGTTTATTGATTTTCCATCTTCACAAAAATCAGGTTTTTCTTTTGTTAGATACATACACCCATTACTAGCTTTTACATAATATCTCCAGCCATCATCATATAGCTTTCTAAGTAACCACTCTCTCCCTTGTTCATCACTAATCATAATTTTCTACCTCTCTATAAGTCGTTTCGAATTCATTTACCTCATGAACTTTAATTTTACCTTTATGATCTTTAACAATATAATTACCTTTAAAACATTCGATTCTTCCATTATCTGTTATGATTTCTAATGATGCATTTTCATACCAATCAATACCAATTACATCACCAACAAAATCGACTATTTCCATAATATTAGTACCGTTATATTGCACAGCTTGAATTTCATTAACCCTTTTCTCATATCGTCTAAACACTTTCTATCTACTCTCCTTTTCCTTAAAAAATACTAACCATATTGTTTTCCCCCTGCGTTGGCCAATTATCGGCTCGCTAGGCAATAACCCTTTTACATCTGAAAATAGTACTTGCTCCTCATTCCATTTAAAAATAAGCGTGCCATTTTCTTTGAGCACTCGCCAGCATTCTGCAAGACCTTGCTTAATATCATCTTTCCAGCTAGGCCCTAGCGTTCCATATTTAGCTTTTAAATATGATGTATCACCTGCATTTTTTAAATGCGGCGGATCAAAGATAACCAAATAAAACGTTTCATCATCAAAAGGCATGTTTTTAAAATCTGCTACTACATCTGGGTTGACTACTAACTTTCTTCCGTCGCATAGCGTTGTGTCTAAAGTTCGATTATCCATATATAAAGCACTTTCATGCTCTTTATCAAACCAAAACATTTTAGAACCACAACAAGCATCTAGTATTTTCATTGATTATCTTTAATACACACATTTTTAGTTTTGCAGTACACATCAACATATGTTTCATTACGATCACCATTGTGTGTTACCTCGATAAATTCTTCGATAGTCCGACCACTAACAATGGCTTTCCAGTTTTGTAGGGTTTTACAAAACCAAACAATGAACATATCTTCTGGTTCAACAGTTTGATAGCCTAAATTTTCAATCAACACTTTACGAGCTGCTTCAATTGCTTTTGTTTGTAATTCGTACATATTTTTAGTCTCCTTTATCAAATTCGATTTAAAGCCTTCCATTCACTTAATGTAAAAGTGGAAATACTATGTTTCTTAGCAAACTCAAATTCGCCGTTACAACCACGACTAGACTCCCACTCTGGACACAATACTAAAATGTCACAATGTCCAAGCAAGCTTAAGCAGATATCTAAGCCTTTCTGATACTCAGGACCCGTTAGATATACATACCCAAAGTTATGAATTGGGGAAATATAGTCATGATTGGTGTCATTCAAAACCAAATCTCCCATGATCACATCAATCTTTTTACGATTGCTTTCCTTACCTCCATACGGATGAGCAACATAAACTAATTTTTTCTTCATAGCATCAACCTTTCAACGTTTCAATATGTACCCAAATCCCTGTTACTGGATTCCAATACTTTTCTGTAATTTCACTACAGACTTGAGCATCATCATTCCAGTAATTCAACTTGGTCATACAGTCCTTAAATAATTTAATAAGATTATCTGTATCAGGCCGAGTGGTTTTCCAATGTGGCGCTTTGCAATTCGCTTTACCGAAACACCACTTGGTAACCAATCGAATAGGTCCCTCTAAAGGTTCACTAGGAACATGATCAGCTAAACCATCTAAGAATATTTGTTTAGCTTGCTTCAGCTTATCGGATTCATAAAAGATAGGCTTACCATGTTGTGTATTCACCTGCTTAGTTTGATGTGTAACAGTAGGAACCTTTTTAAGAGGAATGAAAAATTCAATAATCAATAACCAATCCTCCTTTATTGATAATAACCAATACAATTTTTAAAGCCCTTTTGTAATGTAGGGTTCAACCTAAGGGGAAGAGGTAAGAAAAGGATGATTTTAGAAATCCTTTTCCTTACCCCCTTAGCTTGAATCCACCTTACATTGGGACACAAACAATAACAACATACCTATATATATATATAAGGTGTGTTGTTACTATTGTTAACTAATTGTTAATATACATATGTTAACAATCTTCGACCTTAAATAACTCACCTTTATCAATATTAAAAATTGGGGTCTCCCTTAAATATCGACGAACGGTCATTTCACTAACTTCCATAATTTCCGCAACCCGTTTAATATCCGCTCTACCGTTAAAACCATTTTCAGCAGCGGCAATATTAAAAGCATCTACCAATTGCTCTTTTTTCTTTTCCTTAACGGCCTGCTTGCGTTTATTCATCTTGTCTAATCCTTTAGACTGCGGGCTATCAAATTGAGCCATTGCAAGGAACCCGTTTGTATCTACCTTGTGAATGGGGTATTCAAACCATAAATCAACCGGTTTAAATTTAGGATATTCTCGGAGTGTTCCTTCCATTCGCCATGCAGTACATTGGTTAGTATCAATAGGAGCATCTTGGAGTTTATCCTCGTTCATGTTCTCGAGTTCAAGTTCTAAGAGGTCAAGTAATGCATCTGGATCACGAGCAAATACACCAGAACCAGATGCACGGTCCATAGACCGTTTACCAGTTTGGCTGCCTTTAGAATGGTGATGACAATAAATGACTGCGCATTTAAGTTCAGTACAAACCTTGTCAAACTGATTGCAGAAATTTGCCATTTGATCAGCGCTATTTTCATCACCAGTGATTACCTTATAGATAGGGTCAATAATGATAGCCTTATAATTACGCTTTTGAGCTCTACGGATAAGTTTAGGTGCCAATTGGTCCATTGGTAATGACTTACCACGTAAATTCCATATGGATATATTCCCAATGTTTGTTGGTTGCTGCTCAAGGGCCTCATATACATCTTTAAAACGGTGTAAGCATGACGCCCTATCAAGTTCTAAATTGACATATAGAACCTTACCTTGTGTACAGTCAAATCCAAACCACGGCTTACCTTCAGCAATGGAAATGCATAATTGAATTAACGCAAATGATTTACCTGCTTTAGATGGTCCGGCAATGAGCATTTTATGTCCTTCACGAAGAATTCCTTCAATTAATGGAGGTGCAAGGTCTGGCATGTTATCCCATAATGCGTCAAGTTCTTCTGGTTCTGGTAAATCATCATTAACAGATGCGATCCATTCTTCCCATTCCTTATAGTTTTCTTTCCCAATGTTGGTTGCCATAAGGAATTGGGGGTTACCACCTCGCATAACGCCCGGCATTCTAGATAATCTACTAGGATTACGATTCTTTTTATCCGGTTTAAAGCCATTCTTTTGAGCAATGGAATATATAAAATCAACACGCTTTCTGTATTCCTCATAGGAGTAAGCATCAACTTTAACGATGGCATGAATCGATTTACCACCACTAAATACCATGGCTGCAATTGGTAATTCTAATTGTTCAAGAATAGCTTTTTGCTTTCCGAGCGACATGTTGTCAGACTCTAATAACATATATCGAAATGCGGTTACATTATCATTTTTAACCCCTTTACCATCAATTGGATTAAAGCGAATCCATGCACCCATTTCTTTGTTAAAGGTGCCAAACACATTTTCTAATTGCGTTGTGCCGTTAATACCATCTAGGATTTGTTGTACCGTACGACTATAATTTCCCATCGTAGGAGACTGTTTGCCGTCCGGCAAAGCAAATGTATTAACGACATATCCAACGTACTCCTCTGGCTCAAATAACGTAGTCAAATATGTAACAATATCTTGTTTGCGTTGCTCTAAAGGATATGATTTAGGAATATGAACATCAGATTCTTCAATCCAGTTCTTATCAACAACTTGATATTGTTCTGGAGTTGTGGCCAATACCATGGAATCAAAACTTAATGCTTCATTATTTTCAAACTTATGTTTAGATGTCCATCCATTTTCTTTTGCCATTTGAGTGATCGTGGCACCGGTAACAAGTTTTCCAGTATATCGACCAAAGGATTCCCATTTAGCAGCACATTCGCCTTCATGGAATCGTTCTCCATCATCTGCAGACCATTCTTCCCATATAAACATAGGATAGCCCTCTTGATGGAGAGCAAGTCCTACGTTTAGCCATTCGTCATAGGAGCATTGGGAAGGGTCTATATATTCGAGCAATTCTCGTAAATCAATTTTGCTTTCCATGTTTACTCCTTACCATTGGGGAACGAATTCATTTACAGGTGGCTTGTATGTAGCAGGCACTACACCTTTAGGAATACGCCAGCCACTAGCACTAATACGACTAATCATTTTAGAGGCTTGGTTATTGCTCCATGTTCCTACATTTTTAAATCCTTTGTTTTCAAGGAATCTAATTTGTTTAGGGGTAGACAAGCCTTCTTCACGACGTTTTTGTAATCTATCAATGAGCATAGATGCTTTGCCAGCATCTTCAATACTGTCACCATTGATGCCAAATTGCTCAAGAGTTTTCTTTTGGCTATCCGTAATCGCACTCATTTGCCAACCAAAGGCTGGAACATAATGGGTAAGGTCTTCAGCTTGGATAGAAAACTCGAATTGCAATGGATCAACAAGTTGTGCTTTTTTCTTACGCATAGCAGCGAGTTCTTTTGCAAGCGCCTCTTCACGTTGAGCTAATACGTCAGATTCTGCATCCCTTTCGCATTCTTCAAGGTCCATTCCTTTTTCTTCAAGAATTTCCGTCATGCGTTTGGCCACATCATCTGACTTAGCGATTAAATGAGCTGGTCTACATAATTCGTGACGTTCTACATGCCATAGAAAATCTAAAATTAATAGATGATCTTTACCCGGTGAAAGCCGTGTGCCACGTCCTATCATTTGACAATACAAGGCACGAGACCGAGTAGGACGTAATACAATAACACAATCAACGCTTGGACAATCCCATCCTTCCGTGAGCAACATTGAATTACAAAGTACATTATATTTACCTTCAGCAAATGCTTGTGTAATTTCTGTACGGTCTTGGCTTTTACCGTTTACTTCTGCTGCTTTAAATCCTCGCTCGTTGAGAATTTCACAGAATCGTTGACTGGTAGCAATTAATGGTAAGAATACGACGATTTTTCTATCTCTGTATTCCATTAATTTGTTGGCTATTTCCTCTAAGTAGGGTTCTAATACTCTACCAATATCACCTACGGAAAAATCGCCAGTTGAAATCTTAACCGATGAGATATCTAATGTGAGCGGTAATGTTTGTACTTTAATCTTAGATAAGAACCCCTCTTGAATAGCTATAGGCAAGGTGTATTCAAATGCTAAACTTTCAAATACACGTCCTAAATTTTTCATATCTGAGCGATCTGGTGTAGCCGTTACACCTAAGACTTTTGCTTGGTCAAAGTAATTTAATATAGCTTGATAGCTACTAGATACAGCATGATGTGCTTCGTCAATGATAATGACATCAAAGTATGTTTTACTGAACATTGACAATCGTTTGTCTTTGCATAATGTTTGAACAGAACCAACTATGATGCGGTCCCATTGCCCAATACATGTATGTTCAGCTTTTTCCATTGCAGTTGTAAGACCTGATGCACTCATAATTTTGTCAGAGGCTTGCTGCAATAGTTCTTCACGATGCGCAAGGATAAGAACACGCTTACCCCTGCGAACCGCTTCCTCAGCAACTTTGGCAAAACAGATTGTTTTACCTGTACCAGTCGGAAGAACTAATAATGTCTTATTAACCGTTTCCCATTCATGCCATATCGAGTCTACAGCTTGTTGTTGATACGGTCTAAGTTCCATTAGAATGCACCGTATCCATTGGTTTGAGCATTAGGACTTGCAAAACATTTTTTGATTTCGTTACGAGTTCCATTATTACCGTCATTTTTCACATAGCCTTGTTGTGTTAATTCACACATGGCGGATTTACCAATTAATTGGTCAGGGTCCGGACTGTAATTTTCACCTTTTTTAGCTAGTCCTACGGCCATAAATAGTTCTGTAACTTTCCAGATTGTAGACTTCGTATAGAATAAGTTGTGAATCAATTTTGTTTTACCTTGATCACCACCATCTACTTCGAGTGTAATTTGAGCCTGTGGACAAGATGGCAACTTGCTACCTTCTTTAGGTTCATAGAATTTCTTTGCTACATCTGTGATTACAAATGGATACGTACCGGCTTCAAGTAACGTATATTCACGTTCTTCCGCTAAAATAGGTTGGTCAAATGAATATATTTCTTCTGCTTTACCGAATGTTTCAAAATTGCTTTGTGCTGTCATAATAATTAATTTCCTTTCTTAATTGCTTCAACAATATTTGGCCAGAATGGGATAACCCATCCATTAATGAATTCTGGATCATAATTTTCAAATGGTGTACCAGCTGGATACTTACCACGAGCGATAACTACTGATTGAACTTGTTCTAATGTGATACCATCTTTAACCATTAAGTCTTTTAATGGTTTAGGAATAGCCGTTTCAACTAATGGTGTTTCGTTTTTGTTGGTATCAACAGCTTCCTGTGGTGGTGTTACGGGTTGTGTTGTAGTAACTTCCCCAATTTGTTCCTTAGTAGCATTTATTACCTCTGTAGCATATTCATTATTAGCGGCTTGTGCTAATTCTTGTGCTGCAGCAGTTGGTAGTACATCATCTGGAATAACATGAGCGATTTGACTATATTCAAATGGCATCATATCTGGTAATCCATGACGATTTTTAGCATCCCATGCGGGGTTATGAGTAGCGTACATTAAACGCTTACCATTGGTTGCTTTCTTTTTGTTTGTTTGAGTAGTAATGATTTCATTTTTATAATTGGCAAAGAGTACCATGTCCGCCCATTCTTTAATAAGTGGAGATGTTTGACTTCCCGTCTTTTTGCCAAGTTTCAATTCAAAGCGATCATAGGCGCCTAATTCATCTGGCTGTTCAAACTTACGAATTTGAGCGTGAGCAGTAAGTACTACGTTCATACCTGCATTAATAACTTCATCAAGCAGATTTAAGAAACGGCCCATTTCCTCACGGACAAATACATATCCGTTGCCATACCCAAAGTCTTCAATCCCCGATTTATTATGTTTAGCACAGATGTACTCAACACATAACTGTTCCGCCCAGTCAATCGTGTCAATGACCAAAGTCCGATAGAAACCCGGCATTGTTGCAAATTCCTTAACAAAGGAAATAAGCATTTGCCATGATGTAGGCTTATCTGTGCGAGCCACATCTAAATGGTCTGTGCTGCCCTCTGTATCAATAAATACAGATGATGGAAAGTGACTGGCAAAGGTTGTTTTACCAATCCCCTCGGTGCCATACACGACCACCTTTTGCGCACGTTTTCGTTTACCTGTTGTAATATTCATTAAAAATCACCCCATTCATTTTCAGGTTTAGTTTCATTAACTGGTGCTACTACATTACTGTACTCTTCACCTTTAATGTGTCCATCTTCAATAATGATGGAGCATTCATCTTGGTTATTAGTAACACGAGTAGCAATGACTTGTAGACCTTCCGATTCAAGCCAAGCCCCAAATTCTTTCATAGTGTCTACATCCATTTGTTCGAGTTTATCCATAAGTACGAATCCGCACTTAGGATTTAAAGCTCTAACAATGGCCGTAGCCACTTTGAGCTGCTCAGCACCGCTCATGCAGTCCCATTGACGATCATTGTAGATAAGGACGCCATCTTGAATGGATAAACCTGATAATGGCATTTGTACAGATTCAAGCAGTTTATTTTTATCTTCCCTGATGGTTTCAAGTTCACCAGTCAAGTTATCATAATCTGCTTTATAATCAGCGGCTTCCTGCAATGCTCTTGCACGTTCTTGATTAGCACGTACCTTTTGATTAATGGCATCTACATTTTTAATTTGCTCCTCGAGTTCAGCCGTAGATTCATCTTCTAAATCTTTCGCTGCAGTAGTTGCAATATCATAATCTTCAGCTAATTGTGCTTGTTTAGCTTGTAGTTCTTCGAGTTTCTTTTGCGCTTCATCAACCAAGTTATTTACAGTAACCATTTGAGCTTGAATAGCTGAAACGTTATTACGTTTCTTTTGGTTCTCTGCATTTTTCAATAAAATGGCTTGTTGCTGTTGGATAAGTTCCGATGCGCTAATCGGTTCGAGTGGCACCTCGTCATAACCGACTAATTCTTTTGCATACTTGTCTTTTTGATTTGCAATTTGACCGATAGAATGACGTTTTGCGTATACCTCTTGATGTTTACCTTCGAGTTTATTTAATTCGTCTTCTACGCCTAATAATTTCAAAAGTTCATTTGCCTTTTCCTTATCACTCATTTCCATGAACTTAGGAAGATCTAATGCTAGTTGCCCAATAAACCCATCTAAAATACGTTGACCAGATTTTTTACCTTCTGGATCTACAACTTTTAATGTGCTGCTATTACCACTACGTGTAACCACTAGCCCATTAGATAGTTTTACTTCTAATTTAGGCGGATTGTAGCTTCCATCACGTACCGCACTAGATGGTTCAAACTTTGCACCGCCTAGTGTCCAAGCAATGGCATCAAGGATAGATGTTTTCCCTTGTCCATTCTTCCCACCAATAATGGTTAACCCATTAGGTGATGGTTCATAAGAAACAGCTTTAACACGCTTTACATTTTCTAATTCAAATGAATTAATTTTGATTGATTCTCCCATGCATTTGCTCCTTATTCTTGAGTACCAGCCAATAACAAGTAATTGGTTAATTCAGATTTAATTGAATCGGTTTCAGATTTGATAGCATCTTTAACATAACGATTCATAATTGGACAAGATAACTTGAACGATAATTTATCCCCTTCGTCTTTAGGTTTAATGATGTCTAATTGCACTTCAATTTTTTGAGTGAATTGACTTTCATTAAGAATGACCATGTTTACAAAGATAAAGCGAGGCATCTTTAAAGTACCTTCAGCTTCTTTTACTTTGATGCTCATAACATAGTTATCATCATCAGTTCGAGTAAAATCACCTTCCGTTTGTGTTACGTATTTGAAATTTCTAACAGCAATTAAAAGCTTTTCGTAATCTTCGATTTCATGTTCATGAATTCGGAGTAAATCAAGCATTTCTTTTTGCGTTAAACTTAGACCAAAGATGGAATACCATTCTTTAAACTGTTCGCTTTTTTGAAATGCGTATACAATTTTGTCTTGCTTACGATCTGTTACAGTGCAGTCTGTTACTGCTACCACCTTTTTGTCTGAATATGTAATAACAGATGTTTTAGGGTCTCCCTTAGCTTTTACACCTTTAACAAATGATTCAGCGCTACTAAGTTCATATCTAAATCCGTTATATTGAAACACGTCATTGGCTTCACCATGACGAATAATTACTTCACCATTTTCTGTTTGTACATTCAAGTTAAATTTTTCTTCCATTGTGTTAACCTCTCTTTTCAGTAGTTGAATTAAATGTTAGGACTTCTAATTGCGGCTTTTCGTTGACATCAACTTTTACTGTGAAGTCGTCCGCATAAGAACCGATAGCACGACGTGAGATAGCTGGTAATGTTGATTTAATATTGTAACCAAGTTCTACGATGGTATCGGTATCTGGAACTCGTAACATTTCAATATTAATAGTGATTTTAGCTTTCTGACCTTTTGAGATTTTTCGTAATGCATCTTTGTACATTTCCTCAAATTCAGCTTCTAACTTTCCATCACAAATATTAGTTAGATTTAAGACTTGTTGTTTTTCATTCATTTGTTTGCTCCTTACTTTTTTAAAATTTGAATGATGTCATAAAATGGATCTTTACTATCCATATCCTTATAACGTTCGTCAAAGATAATTTGCTTTTGATATGTTTGCATGGTTCCGATGCAAACTTGAAGATATAAGACTTTGTTATTATTTGGTACATTTTCTTTAACAAATCCAATTGTTGAACCAAGGAGTACTGCTAATACTTCTTCATTATTTTCAAAACTGTCTTTGTTATAACTAATACCTATCTTTTTATCTGGATTAGCTTCATCTATTAAGATTTCAATGCGCTTCATTTGTCCTCCGTGTTATAATTTCTATAGGTGTTATTTACCTACGCCCGTTTAGCTTGCCGGTTAGCGGGCGTTTTCTTTTTCATATACATCGGCGCACACCCAAACAAGTCCGCCAATAATGATTTGTAATAGAAACTGGAAAAAACCAATTTTATCAATTTCTAGGCTTCCCATGGATCCGATAATCCATATAAAAGCAGCCCATTTTAAAGCAATAATCACAACTTCAACTCCCCTTCTACCATAACCAGTAAATCACTGGTTATTTTTCGTATACTCATTTTTAACTTTTCATTTTCTTGTAAAAGCTCATTACGCTCCTTTTCTAACTTTCTGTATTGTAGTGGACTGTATTCATCCACAATCCCTACTAGCGCCTCGACTTCTTTTTTATTGAAGCGGACGCCCGGAAGCCCTTTTACTTCACGTAGGATGCCACGTTCCCTAAGATTGTTGACGCTGCTTTCGCTGCATTGGAGCAATTCTGCAACGTCTTTAATCGTATAAACTATGGGTTCCATACTGGAATCCTTGATTCTACTTTTGCCATCCTATCTGCTTCACGACATTCTTTGATTTTGCCGTGGATGGACTTTCTACATAACTTACTTGTATGTCGTTTAGCAAAGTATTCCCTAATAATCTTTCTCCAATATTGTGCATACTCAGCATTTCGACCAGCCCAACCAAAGACAGTTTCCGTATTTCCATAAACTCTATTAGCTATGGATAAATCTTGTTTGTTTTGTACTAGCATGTTTCATCTCCTTTTTTCTACTTAAAGTAGACTAATAAGGCAAAAGAATATCATCCATGGTTACGGAATATAATCGACACAATTCGTTCAAATTCCCATAATCAATTTCTGTTTTTCCATTTTCCCAGTTATTGATTGTAACCTTGGATTTCTTCATTTTCCTTGCTACTTCTTCTTGCGATAGATTTGCATTAACTCTCGCAGCTTTTAAAGAAATTTTTAATCGCTTCAATTTATCCCTCCTTCCTTTGATTATTAGTATAGTTTACTGAAAGTAGAATGTCAATACTAAAAGTAAACTTTTTTATAAAATAGTATTGTGTTTTACTACTTTAAGTATTAATATATAGGTACGCAGGAGAGGAGAATAGGAGCTTATTATGGATTCTAATTACAAGAGAGTGTTTGCTCAAAATCTTAGCAATTTATTAGCAGCAAACAAAAAGACACAAGCAGATTTAGTGGCTGATTTGAAGTTAAACAAATCAACTGTTTCAACATGGGTTAATGGAACTAAAATGCCTAGAATGAACAAAATTGAACAGTTGGCTAATTATTTTGGTGTAGAAAAATCAGATTTAATTGAAAATAAGTCAGATATAAATGACCCATATTACATCGATCCAGAAGTAGCGGAATACGCAAATAAATTGAAAGACAATCCTGATATGCGATTGTTGTTTGATGCAGCTGAAGACATGTCAAAAGATGATATTGATTTTGTAGTTAATTTAATTGAGGGATTAAAGAAACGTGAGGGAAAGTAGAATGAAGAAGTTATTAATATTAATCTGTATATTATTTATTCCTTTATCATGCAATGCAATTTCTTTAAATGAATTGCGTAACAATCCAAATCAATACACATTAGTGTATTCTGACCAAATGCATGAAGCGTATGTTGATAATTCAACGATTGTTGTATCAAGATATAATCCGCCATATTATGCTATTAACGCTACTGTATATTCTATATGGTACGATGAAAACAGTATTGTAGAAGCAAATCAGACTTCTTTTTTTAATTACGATAGAAGTTTAAAAACATTAGCACTTAAATTTGAAGAAGTTAATGATTTAGCAAGGGAATTTACAAATGATAATGGGGTAAAGTTTAAAATAAATACTTTAATTCGGTATGATTTAAATGGAAATAAGATTTCCTCTATAGATTCTTTCAAATTTGGGAAATCACCTTCTGGTAAAGCTCCTGCATATTCTCCGAGTTATGAAGTTGCAATGTATATATTTCATAAATCATATAATATGTATTTTAACGAACCTTTATCTAATTAATTCTATCAGGGGAGAGTGTTGTTATGTCTATTAACTTGATCTATACGCAATTAAAGAAAACACAAACAGCAGTAGTACGTCTTAATGAAGATGGCAGTCATTCAATACTGGTTAATTTAAATAAGCCATTAGATGCTCAACGAGTTAGTGTACTACACGAATTAGGACATATTAAACACGATGACTTCCATTCTGAAGAACATATCAATCTAATAGAACGGATTGCTCATAAAAGAGAATTATATGAAGATATAGATGAAGAATTCTTTTATCACGTGGTTAATAGCAAGGATGTGTAACCATGCAATATAATTTTACAGTCAGGAAGAAAGACAAAGGTTACCAAATTATTGTCAGTTATAAAGACGGGATCAAATGGAAACAAAAGTCTAAGCAGGGCTTTCCTACTCAGAGAGAGGCAAAGCTCTATGGGCAACAAATTGTCGATAACCTAAAAAAGACTGTCACCAATCCTCTTGATGACAGTCTTAAAAATATTACATTTATTGAATTGTGTGAATTGTATATGCGTGAGAAAACAAGCATATCAGAAAATACAAAATTAGTATATCATTATATCATTAAAAATCTATCTGTATTGCATCAAAAACGTGTTAGAGATATATCACATCAGATGATATTTAAAACGCTCTCTGACATTAAATTTGCCAATCGTACAAAGAATATGCACATCACCTTCCTAAAGTCTGTTTTTAATTTCGCCATTAAACCGTATCGAATTATACAATCTAACCCGGTATCAGAAATTAAACGATTTACAACTAAAACATATAAATCATTAACAACTTTTACCATGGATGAAATGGATCTACTATTAAAAACATATATAGATAATAAAAAGCTATATACCCTACTATCCATTGCTCGATATACAGGGGCTAGATATGGCGAAATTTTAGCCCTAACGTGGATTGATATAGACTTGGCCTATAATACCATTCGAATTAACAAACAATGGTCTAGGACGTCAAATAACGCATTCGGAGTAAAGGAACCGAAAACAAGAAATAGTATTCGAACTCTTCCTATCCCTCCGATTCTATCCAATATATTATTAGAGTATAAATCAATCTCTAATACAGAGCGATTATTTAATATTAATACTAGCAGTACTGGTAATGTAAATTATGCTATTAGAACGGTAGTTCCCAATAAAACTATCCATGCATTTCGTCACACCTATGCAACAACACTTCTTGCGAATGGTGTTGATATAAAAACAGTAGCAAGTTTACTTGGAGACAATATCAATACTGTAATGAATGTCTACGTCCACTATTCAGATGAGATGCGCAAGAACGCTGCACAGGATGTATCAAAAATTTTTGGATAAATTTTTGACGAATTTGTGACGAAATAAAAATAATCCTTATAATATCAAGGCTTATTGACTTAAATCTCATATCTAATTTAGTATACCATAATATGACTGCTTTTTAACATATATAATTAAATTTCAGTAATAATCATTGTGTCCAAGTTTTCGCACAGTATGATTATATACAAAAATCATTAGGAATAACATATAAATTTTGACGTTTATTTGACGTCAAAAAAAATAAGGGGTACCGCTTGGGTACCCCTTTTGTTGTAATTTACCATTCAATATTATGTTTAGTGGTAAAATTTACGATTTTTACTTCTAATCTAATTCAGTTAGTCTAAATAATTTACCGTTTCTAAAGATCATTTCACATCGATGGTTATTTTCATCAACTAATGTTGCCTCGAACAACCCCTCTTGCGGAACTTGAATATCTTCTGCGAAATTGTAAGTCTTTCCGTTAAATTCAAATGTCTTTGCCATATTTTTACTCCATTTTTAATACCGCACCGCCAATATCAATTTTATAAGCATCAATTATTTTCTTTCGTATTTGCTTAAATTCTTTTCCGTGTCCTTTAAAATGACACTCGATAGTGGCATGTGCTAACTCGTGATAAATTGTATCTATAGTAATACCATCTTTATGATTATCTGTACTTAATTCAATTAAACAAAAATCATCATTTGGATAACAATATGTCGTACCTAATCGTTTTTTACTTCTACCAGTATATTTGTAAATCAACAAATCAGGTTTAAAAGAGTATCCTAAGGCTTCAATATTTGTAATCGCTTTTAGAAATATATCAGCATACGGCATCATATCGTCATCAAGATATAGTGTACTCATAATGTTTTCTTCCAATAATAAACTATTAGTTGACTGTTGCAAACCGTGCAACTCGGAGATAATTGGATCACCATTCCTTTACTGTATATAGAACGCTGCCACCTTCAAAATGCTGCCCGTCAAAGTGTGCTAATACTTCAACTTTGCCTGCTTGATAGCCAATAGTCTCATAGGCTTTACTGTCTAATACCGTCACACCAGCCTTAATTTTATGTGCCTTATTTAGGTTGATTTTATATACATCTACCTTTTGCTGGTCTGTATTAGCAACAATAGCAGTCCTATCAGATTTTTCTGTTGCTGCTTTAGGTAGATTAGGGTTGCTATGTGCAATATCCTGTTTCACCTTTTCTGCAGCAACTTCAACTGTAGGTGCTTGTGTGTAATAAGTCGCTACTGGTTGAGTTCTTTCCTTAATGGAAATAACTTCTTGTGCTTGTTGTTCTGTAACGTGAATTGCTTTTGATAATTCTGTAGGTGATTTAGATTGTTGTTGCGTAATTACAACAGGCTTTTCAATCTGTTTTTGTTTGTATATGTGATAGCACCCCATACACACCAACATAAATATTAGCATCGGAATTAGCACCTGTGCGGTGCGTTTGTGTGCTTTGATATAAGTTAGTACCTTACGTAGATAAAACATTCACCTATGCCCCCTCTACCTCTTTCATTAGCATTTTTAACGCTTTGAATTTCTCATCGGCAAATCGATTATTTAGGCTATCCATTAATGCGCTACTATTCCATTCAAGGCTCATGCACGTATCATAGATGCCAGCGATAAGGTCATAATCAAAACGCTTATCATCGATATGGGATAAGTTAGGCAATTCAATATTTAACGCTTTCTCCATTAGTTTTAATGCATCATTGAACATATTAACGATTTCACCAGTACCATACTGTACCGCTCGGCTCCACACTACATCCTTTAGTGCATTAGAATGTTTCTCTACATTAAACATATTCTGTTTTAGATACTCACACGCTACATCGTAGTATGCGGACTTAATATAGTCATGTTGCATTTTCTCAAAGCCTACCGCATCAAGTGTACCTAATTCTTGCCACTTAGCAATAAAGCCATCAGAATTGATTTCTCCACTATCAATCAAGGCTCTTGCATAATCGGTGTAAAAGCCACCTTGTTTTAAACCCCAACCAAGAAATGCATCAACACTACCACAATTACTTGCTAGCTGGTATGTACCATAAGAGATACCACCAGCATCATTAATGCCACTAGATACACACGCTGGATCACCATTACTTTCATACTCAGCACTCAACTGTCCTAATTCAACCATTGTAATTACTCCTTTTCTTTGTCATTGCTGCCCCCATTCATATATTGGGAACGCTTAACACCACCAGTAGCACCGATATAACCACCCAGTACACCAACTATTACACTTGCCAAATCTTTTTGTTCTAAGTAAATAGTCATGATTAGTGCAGCTGCTAGTGCCACTAAGGTTATAGTGTCCTCATAGTTAATCTTCATTTAATCGCATCCTTTATTGATTTCACGAACGCTATCAATTCCTTAACCAAACTCATTGCACGTTGAAACCATGCACTTTCTACAAATTCAAGTTCAATCATATTTTCCACAATAGATGCTAATTCAACCATGATTGGTACTAGATACATCAATGTAGATAGAAACACATCAATGCGACCTAACATAGGAATATCCACATCAGGCAAGGTTAAGAGAATGAAAGATAAGAGGAATAACCACGGATAAGATTTAACTAGCTTTTTAGTCATATCTGCTCGTAGCTTTCCGCTTACTAGAAATCTGCGTTGGTGTCCATCGACTTCAACGCTTGCCCATCCTCGCCATATGATTGCAAGGAACATATTCTTGAATGTGATTTCCCTATTAGTAGCTAAATTAAAATTGCGTGCCTCGACTAAGACACGCAATAATGTATCAACAAAAACCAATACAACACTTGTAAATATGGCTAGTGATATTCTCACCGCCTCACTCACACTAAAAACCTCTACCATAAATGGTGGAAGAAAAACTTCAATCATACTTACTCTCCAATTCGTTCTATCTTAATGGTTAGTTTACTATCGCTAGTTAATATTTCTTTTCTCCATCCATCAACATTAAATATAGCTTTTTGATTAGGGAAACTTGCTACAGTAGACACATTAACCTCAATGTCTTTTGATGTAGCAACGGCAAACTCATTACTTTCATTACGACTTGCGCTTACTGTGGCTCTATATCTTCCTTTAGGTAAATACACAAACATTTTTTCAGTTCCTCTAACATCATTTGTGTACTTTTGCCAATTCCAAGTAGTAAATAAAATAGGGCTTGTTTGAACATAACTCTTGCTACCATTCGATGTACGTTGCACCACAAGGGCGGTTTTATCCGCCCCTAATCGTGCATAATATGTTTTACCATTAATAACTATCGGCAATCGTTTTTCGCCTACATCACGCAAGTTATCAGTCAGTTCAAAGGTTAGTGTATCGTTCCCTTTCTTAACTTTTAAGTTAGGCATTATTCAACATACACCTCGTTTCCACCATTAGCACTCCACAATTTCAATCGGCTATTCAAGGATGTTTGTACTCTGCCCCAGCTTTTCCATGTATTCGCCATAAACATTCTGTGGTATGTTTCACCATTGAACGCATGGAATGTTTGGTCTATCATTGCACCTTTGCCAAAGTTCATTACGATTAGCATCCCTTGGTTGTGGCTACGTGGAGGGTTATTAGCACCACCATCAAAGTTGATTTCAATAGTACCTTGTTCTGTGAATGTATTCCAATCTGTTGCCGTTTCAATTTTAGAATATGGAAAACCTAATTGGTCTACTTCTGTTTTTTTAACAAAGTTATCATCCACATCTTTTTTCTTATAGATAGCCGTTCCGTAATGTTTGGTAGTAAGTACTGTGAAACTATCTGTACCATCATAGTGTTTAAATTCCTTACCTTTAATAAACGTATTAACGGAGTTATCGCCAAGTTCTACGTTACCAGCGGTAGATACTTTAGCCATACCAACACCATGCCCATCAGGTTTATAACCCTCAATCAAAATGTTATTAGCCATTTTAAGTGCGCCATTCAATGTACCGCCTGTTAGTTTGAGATAATCAAGCGTTGCCAATCGTGCAGTATTGATGGAGTTTTGATAGTCTTTGTTTGGATCACCAACATAAATATCAACTTGGTGTCGCTTATTAGGTTTTTCTGTTAAGACCGCAAAATAGAATTTGCCGTTGTAATAAGCTATATCTTCAATTTCAGTAGTTCTATTGATTTCAATAATCTGTTTAACTGTGCCAAATGGTGTACATTCTACCAAACTACCAAGCGTTGCACTCATGATGCAGCCATTCAACATGAAAGCACCATTGTTATTAAAATCATCATATTCATAATCGACTTGATATGTTTTTAATTTCTTAAAATCATCGTTGTATAAATTGATTTCACGCAAGCGTTGTTGACCGCTAATAGGTACGATGCTTACATAAGTTCGTGTGATTGGGTCATATCCAATATTAAATACACGTTCATTCAATGTGATAGTGCGTTCATATTGCATTGTATCAGCATTAAGTACTGTTAGGTTATTACCATTTTTTAAGCCGTTCGCAAGATAAATTTTGTTGGTATACTTGTTGTAGCACATAGTGTTACAATGCCCCATTTTATCAGGGTCATTAAATTTATAAGTGCCTACAATCTCAAATGTGGATGAATTGAGTTCATAGAATATTTGGTTGTTGCCATCGCCACTAATACAAGCTAACACGAATACATTCTTTTTATCGTTGTAGGTAAAGCCTTGACATTGGTTGACCTCATCGCCATATTGGATGTTTTTCACAAATGCGATGTTAGATGCACCTTTTAACATCGGTGTTTCAGTAGGATAGAATGGTTTCACGTTGTTATACGTACCCATATCCATTACGCTATCAACTGTATTGAAAGTTAGATGTTCATTAATTTTGTAGATGCCATTAGGTACTAACAATATCTTATTTTT